AGGTGTGAGTATGAAAGAGAATGAAGCAATAGAAAAACTGAAAAATATGCGATTATATATGCAGATTACGGACAAGAGCAACGATTGCAAGTTTACAGAAGATGATTACAAGGCTAACGAAATGGCGATACAGGCACTTGAAGAAGTACAACGGTACCGGGAAATCGGTACGCCGGAAGAATTACAGGATATGAAAAGCGATTATTTTGAAGCATTAAGTGATTGGCGTCAATATCGCAAGATTGGGACTTTGGAAGAGTGCCGGACGGCGAGAGAAAAGCAGATACCGAAGAAACCTATATTTAACCATAACCTTAGTGATACTCTTTCTGTATTCCATTGTGAATGTGGAAACGCAATCAAAGTCAGCCACGATATAGGAATAATGAATAACAACAATGCACCGAATTACTGTAGCAAGTGCGGTTGTAGGTTAGATTGGAGCGATGAAGAATGAGATTGATTGATGCGGATAAATTATTAGAGCTGATAAAAGAACAGAAAGAACGAGAGATAGGGGGATACACAAAAGGCATAAATGCTGGTCTGAATATCGTAAAGAGTATTATCAATGATGAAACACAAACTTCAACTGCCTATGATGTAAATAAGGTTGTTGAAGAGTTAAACAAAATTAAAAAGTATAACCTTGATTTGGCGGATATGATGCTTGATATTCAGGCAAACGGAACTAACCGACATTTTATATGTTTAGAGGACGCAATCGAGATAGTAAAGGCAGGTGGTAACGATTGAATTATCAGAACATAGCAAGAGCCAAGGCAATAGAACAGGAAAACAAAAAGCGACTATTGAAGCTGAATCCAAAACTGAATGACAGGAGTGGGATTTACTTCCTACTCCGAGAAGATGAAAACGGATTTAAGTATGCGTATATCGGACAGGCGGTACATACACTTAGCAGATTAGCAAGCCACCTTGTAGGTTATGAACAGCATATAGACCTTAGCTTGAAACGTCACAAGCTGTATGACAAAGAGAAAAATCCTTATGGTTGGCGAGTTGAATTTCTGAATTTCCCCGAAAGTCAGCTTGACGAAAAAGAGAAGTATTACATCAAGCTATACGCTGATAAAGGTTATCAGCTTAGAAATGTCAGTTTAGGCGGCCAAAGAGAAAATCGTGCTAGTGGCTCAATAGGTGAGAGAAAAGCACCTAAAGGCTATATGCAAGGCATACAGCAAGGCAAAAAGGTGTTGGCGAGGGAATTATCCTCTATCGCAGAAAAGCACCTTAAAATCGAAATTAGAGACGATAAGAAGCATAATAAGGTATCGCAGAAACAGTATGAGAAGTTTATGGATTTATTGAAAGCCGGTGAAGAGTAATGGGTGTAATCGCAGACAAATTAAGAGATTTACAGAAAACATACAAAGAAAACAACTATGCAGAATACGACCAGATACTTGATTTTGCCATTGAAATTACAGAGGAAGAAGAAAATAAATGCTGTGAATGGAAGATTGTTGATACACCACACGGAATGCCTATTTACAATACCAGCTGTGGAAAAATAAGGCTTAGCTGTGCGACAGGTATTGATATTTACTGCAATGCTTGTGGCAAGAAAATCAAGATTGTTGATGATAAGAAAGCGGGTGAAGTAGATGTCTAAAGCAGTATTGGTTATGGATATGCCGGAACAGGTATGCCAGAAATGTACTTTGTGCTATGAGACAGAGAATGATGACGAATATTTGTGCTGTGCGACAGGAAAACTTTTGCTAGATGGAGAGAAGCCGGATTGGTGTCCGCTCCGAGAACTACCGGAGCGAAAAGAGGAACTTCCGGTTGAAAAATACGAGTTTGGCGGACTAGGAAAGGCATTTGTATCCGGCTTTAATGTCTGCTTGGATGAAATTTTAAAAGAAAAGAAGGCGAGTGATTCAGAATGAGTGATTGTAAAGGCTGCAAATACGAAAACAGCACAGATATAGAGGTACATTTAGAATTTTGTACGAATTGCAAAAGGGCTTATTCTAACGAAGAAGATAGGGAATTTCACGAAGATAAGTATAGAACTATAGACTAAAAATCAAAGAAAGGAATAAGGTTGTCGCGACATAAAACCGAGGTTTCCTTTTGGTGGATTTAGAATGATAGTACATTGTTTATTTGAACAGTCAGGCACATTCAAGAATGCTTTCAAAAAGTATGGAATTGAAGCCTACGACTATGATATTCAGAATGAATTTAACGAAACTGACTATGTTACTGACCTTTTTAAAGAGATAGAGGGGGGGGGTATCAAGGCGAGCCGAGTTTGTTCGA